CAGAATCAAAAACACCTACTAAGACTTCTGGTGTACCTTGGTAGATAGAACAGACAATCCCACATAAAGTGGTGCTAATGCACAGATACCGCAGAAAGTTATAATAGTGACAGGTACTAATGCTTTTGCAAAGGCTTCTTTTATCATGCAAAAAATTATAAACATTCTTAGTATACTTTCTTTCCTACTTATATCTAGTAGCCTGGTAGGTACATTCATAGGTTACAGGTGGCTTACATCACCAAAATTTGAAAAGTATTTAAAAAATAAAATTATCGGTAATATTGATAATGTTTTACCCGATGCAATAAAAGGTGGTATGCCAGAATTTACAACACCACCTATAGCAAAACCTAAAGTTTCTATACCTTTATAAATTGCCAGAAATAAACATAATACCTAGTGCATCAATACCACGTATACCTGATGTTGTAATACCTAAACACACAAATCTACCTACAAGTACTCATGTAACAAGAATGTTACCACCTACTTTTGATATGCCTTGTGCAACTGTCAGAACTGATGGTACAAAAAATACACAGCTATTTACAGATGACCCTGCAGGTAATGTTGTTATAAACTGTGCTATACCCTTCTATGAGCCTTTACAATACAATGCTAAGGATTTAGTACCAATACAAGAAGCAGAACCACCTACAAACGTAGAACAGCCACCTATAGCAGAGACAGAAACACCAGAAGTACCAAAAATAACAGAAGAGGATAAAGTAGAATGTCCTGACCCTAAAAAAAATAACCCACGTATAGGTGATCTAAATGCAAAAGGTACAGAAAAAGTTTTAGGTTTTAAATATATAGAAGAAACAAAAGAATGTGTAGTGCAGTATGAACCAACAACTGCAGTAGAAAAATATTTACCTTCTATAAATACAGTATCAACAACTTTTGCAATAACAATAGTAGCAACAACTGCAGCAACATTAACACCTTTTTTAAACAGAATACTTAAACCTGCATTTAAAAAGTTAATAGGTACTGTTAAAAAGGCTGTAGGCAAAAAAGGTACAAAATTTACAGGTAAAAAACCAATAAAATCTAAACTTAATTCTTAATTTTATGTACGTGGTCTAAATTAGTAGGTTCTATAATTTCTATATCTGAACAGACTAATGCCATAGGTGTACCTTCTTTAAATCTAAAACCATTTTTGTAGTTGTCTGCACAAGTTTTGGCTCTACTCATTTCATAATTTAACCTTTTTGCAGCTAGTGATGCTTCATATAATTCATTTTGTTTTGACATAGCTTTCCTACATTCTTTTAAAGCTGTTCTATCTAGTGGAATACTAAAAGTAGCTGTAATACCACCATTTATAGAGGTATTAGACTTTTTTTGTCCTGTTCTTACTTTTTCAAAGTATAATATTTCACCCCTATAACCTGCATCTACATCACCATCACCTATTGCATTATTATCATCATCAAAATTACCTTCTATATCTCTTCTACTATATACAGGTCTATCGAAATGTGACTCAAAAGGTGTTGCAAAACCATAGGTAGTAGAAACAAATGGCGAGATATTTAAAGTAGCACCCTGACACGTAATAGTATTCATTTGGTACTGAAATTGCCTAGATGGTACTACTTGTACAGCCTGATTTACAACGCTACCACTAGAATTTGATGTTGTATTTACAGAATTAGCTAAGACAGGATTATTAAACAACAGCAGTAATAATAAATATCTTTTCATTGACTAAACGTACTTGTACTATCAGTAACACTTTCAATATTTGTAGTGCGGGTAACGTGCGTGTAATTAGTAATACCAGGTGTTTCTAAAGTCTCGTAATACATGAAACTCTCACCTGCATTAGTAATGCTGAAGGTAGGCTTATTATTTAAGTTAGGTGATACAAAAGTAGTACCTACACCCTGTATTGTTGTATCTACCTTAGTCCAACCTGCAGGTGCTACATTTCCAGTACTACTTTGTACATTTTCACCACCTACTGTTAGTTGATACCCATTACGTATGTCAAAACTTTTTATATCCTCTACTATTGTTTGTTTTGTTTCCACGTGCTGTTGTAGAACCCCTTGTTGAAAATTTGGAATAACTGGTGCTGCATAAACAGGTACACCAAAAAATACATATAGCCAAAATAGCCTATACATAGTTTTATTAATCTACTATTAGTGTTGTTATAACCTGTCCTACTGCTTCTGTATTTTCCCCACCTGCAGTTAGTGCAATAGAACCTGCAGTAGAAATAGTACCTGCTAAATTTGATGGTGTACCCCCTGCAATACTTGTAACATCAGAAAAATTAGGACTAGCACCTGTTGTAACAGCACTGCCTGGTATTGCATCTGCTTGGGTAAATGATTGGCTAAATGAAAAGCTATTAGCAGGTACGTCTTGGGTTACTGTCAAATCAGGAGGAGTACCAATACCACTAGAGATAACAAGAGAACCAACACCATTAGCAACAGCATTATCGCCTGATGTATAGGTTGTATCTACACCAGTACCACTAACGCTATAACTGCTACCTATTCGATCTGCAGAAGTTGTAGCACCACCTACTGTTAGTTTTACAGAACTGGTAATACTATGTGACAAATCAGCATAACAAGCAGGTGTAATTGCTAGTAGCAATATAGGTAAAAATTTTTTCATGTTTTTGTTTTGGGGTCAACCACAGTAGCACCAACAATTTTTATAGGTGTTTCTACCCTTATAGTTTGGTATGAATTGTCAGATTGTGCAAGTTGTTTTGGTTTTTCCTCTTTATCTTCTTTTTTCTTCTTTCCTACATCAACAGAAAAAGTTGCCAAACAGCCTGTAAATACACTTGCTATAAAGGTTATATCTTTAGGTGAGTTATCTTTTGACATACCAGGAAATGATATGTAATTAAGGCTAATAATAAAACCCGCCCATACCATAACACCTAATCTAATAAATGTGCCTAGTATCTCTAACTGTTCTTCTTTATCGTCAAATTTTTCTTTTATTTTTTGTAGAGCATTTTTAGATTTTGTTTCTGACATAGCCTTTTTCTGTCATAATAGCTATAGAACAATAATTAATGAAGTGATTGAAATAGGTGCAGCAGTTGGTGGAGCATTATTAACAGCCTGTTTTGTATCTGTAGGTTCTATATCTTATAGAGGTAGACAATCACGTGATGATTTAGTTAGAAATACAACTGCTATAGAATTACTAACAACAAAAATAGATGATATGCATGATGATATGAAAGAGGTATTTCACAGGCTAAAAGAAGTAGAACTAGCTGTAGCAGAAATAAAACCTAGAAGGTAAAAAAGGCTATCTAGCTTTGCAATGGGGATTAGACAGCCTATAGATGACCATATTAAACTTAACGTCTACAATATGTTTGTAAAGCATAACAAAGCTATGTACAAAATTTTAAAACCTATACTGCTACGCTTTCTTTCTACAACTGGATGTAAAAGGTTAATTATTGATTTATTACGTGTAGTTTGTAAACAGACTACGAATACGCTTGATGACAAGGCTGTTGATATGTTGGAACAGCAGTTATTTCCTAAATTAAATTAGACAATAAAAAACCCCTTAGAAGGGGCTGTATTTATTTATTTTTTTATCTGCAAATTTCTTGTAGTTTTTTGTTTGCATCTTTAACACATTCTGTACCAAAGAAGTTATAACTTTCGTCAGTTGAAGGTACATAAAGATTTACTTTAGACCAGCTTTTGTTGTTGTATTTACCTAAATGATGAAAGAAAAATACTTTTTGTGATCCGTTTACTTCGTAGTGCTTGTTTTGTGAATCTTTGAAAATTAGTGTTTTTGTCATTTGGATTACCTCTCGGTTGTGTATATTTATAGTATATAACTAGGGTATACCCCTATAAAGGTTATGTTACAAACTTGTAATAATTAGTCAGGAGATCGATCAAGTCCAACACTTGCCCTGTCTTTCCTATGAATTGCAATAGGTGTTTTATAACTTTCAAGTTAGGGTATCTCACAAACCTAACTATCAGGCTTCCCGACTATATTTTTATACCTCCTTAGAATATTTACCTTTTTCTATTAGCCAATCAAATTTATTTATATCTGATTTACAGTTTTTGCATCTTTTTACAGTCCAAGATAAATGTCCTGTAGTTGTAATTGTATTGCAGTTAGGGCATTGTATTTTAGCCCCTGCATAGCGTTTACATCTTGAGAAACGTGTTATACGTACAAATGTAGTCACTTGTTTACCTCCTTACAAGCTAGTTCTATACCTGCATTACAATCTGTAACTGTCATGTCATATAGGGTTGAATCAAGGGCTGTATAAAACAACCCTGTAGCAGCTAACATCATTAGAAAGTTTTGCATTATGCTACCTCCTTTGCGTTAAATAAAGCTGTTCTTGATGCGTCATCTAAAACGTTATAACGTACACCCTTAGCTCTTCTGTTCCAGCCTTTTGGTGCAAGTACATCACCTGTTTCCTGATCTATAAAGCAAAATACTCTATCATCTTCTGCAACTCTTACACGACTATATTCTGACTCTTTATCCCATGCAGATACCCTATGAAATTTAGAACCCCAACATACACAATAATAAACTTTTGAATCTGCTGGTAGTTTACTGTTTAGAGTATTAGCTAACTCTATTGCGTAGTTTGTAATTGCTTGAGTGTTAGACATTTGGAAAACCTCTCGGTTGTTTGGTACATTCTTAGTATATACAAGGGGTATACCCCTGTCAAGTAATTAGTTAAATATTAGTCATAAGCGTTTCTTTTTTTTAGTATTTCTACTTCTGCAAAACACTTAGGACAAGATAAATTAGTCATAACAGAATATTCTGGATAAGTTGACATAGACTCATCAATATCAATATCACCTCCAACTATTAGTTCTGTATTACACCAATAACAATTCATTTTATTAATCTTGCATACTGTTCAATAGTCATAACAACACGCCAGTTATCACCTTCTTTGCATCCTGGTCTTTTATTAAATCTAACCATAGTTATTGCATGATCTACATTTGCATTTAGTCTTTGCTGTTCTGCTTCTCTAGGTTTTCTTAAAACGGCTTCACTCTTATCTTTCATATCACAAACCTGTACAACAGTATTAGGTATACCAACTAAATCACCTTTATCTTTTTCCTGTCCAGCACCAAAACGCCTTTCTACAATATATCCTGTAGCTGCTGTTAAATATATACAGGCTTCTCTTTCTGCTCTATCGCCCTTATTCTTTTGTGCGTTCATTTTTCTAAATCTGTTATTTTTTTCTTTAACTCGTCGTATTGAATTATATATTCCTTTGTACTAAATGTTTTTCTGTTACTAAACATATATTTATCAGACAATGCACCTAACTGTACATATAAATCATCTATCATTTCTTGCTTTTTTTTATTAAATTCTAGACTAAGTGCATCTGGTGCTTTTTGTTGTTTAGTCCAATCTGCTACTAACGTTAGCAACTCTTTCACACGCTTTAATGCGTTTTCAATTTTTTCTGTTGTTTTCATCTTATTGACCATGTAAAACCTGTTTCTAGCTTAGTAGCAATGCCTTCTTCTCTTTCCTGTTGTTCTTTATCTTCTATCGCATTTATCATATCTTTCCTAAATCTATTTGTTGTATCACTATATTTCCATTTTTCTGGTTTGCGTTTACGTACTGCTTTTACACCTTCAATACTAAAAGTACTCATAATAATACTGTCCATATAATATTTTTCTAATACCATTTTCTTTTCTGTTATCTGCATATCTATTTCTTTTTTTTGTAATTGCAGTACTTTTAACTGTCTTAATAATTGTTCTGGCTGTATGTTCATAATTAAATAGTAAATTCTGTATATTCTTTTGGTTTCCAATCATCAGGTAAATGATACAACCACTCTAAAAACATTCTTGCAGCTATCATAACCTGACGGTCATCAAACTTAGATAACCATTCTTCACGTTCAATAGCCTCTAGTTCTTCTTCAAAAGACATTGTTTTACAAGAGAAAGAATAACAGTTAAACATAGTATGGGGTATACCCCTAACATATGCAAGCTACATTCTTATATTAGCTTTTTTAAAATAAAGAGATCTAGCTTCTTCATAGTCATACATACATTCAGCAGGGTTATATTCCTGTGTTTTTATGCCATCTGGTGTTATATAAATAACTCTACAAGTAAACAAAGTAACAG